GCCGGCCACGTTCCCCCTGGGGGCGAACAGCAACAGAAGATCGACAGCCGGAAGATCGTTGAGCGCGTCGTGGACCGACCCGGCAGAGTCGTCGAACCAGCCTTCTTGGATGAGCGTGCGGGCGACTCGACCTTTCTGCCAGAACTGCTCCCCGTCTGCTCCGAGCGGGGTCGTCTCGGTGGTCGGCTTACTGGCGGTCTCGACAATCTTGCCTATGGCGCTCAGGCAGTTGTAGGGTCCGACGCAGAAGAAGCCGCAGTCGGCTGAGTTGTACTTGGCCATGCTACTTCATCTCCTCTACGAGCCCGTTGGCCTTCCAGGAAGCGAGGATCTCGGGGCAGTAGGGGACGAGATTGTCGGTCCCAGCCTCCACATCGACCCACTCGACCTTCTCGAAGCGGCTTTCCTTGGCCGCCTTGAGTGACTTCTCGTTGGCGGGGTATCTCATGTCCTTCACGGCGCGATACTTCTTGGCCATGCCTTACCTCCGGTGCTCGTATCCACAGCCGCCCTGGAGAGGGTCGCACATCCAGTGCTCGACTGAACCCATCGACTTGATCTGCTTGCGGAACTTCTCGGGGTGCTGACAGATGGAGACCCCACCCGACACTACTGACTGGGGCACCGTCTCTGCTTGTGACGGAGTCCTTGGGGATTCCTCCACCAGTTGCAGAAGCACGGCCTCGATGGACGAACGAGCCGCGACCAGTGCAGCGATGAGCCGGGCCTTGTCGGCTGACTCAGACATGGGGGATCCTCGTGTCGAGGTCGCGGCGGTAGAGGCCGCTGACCGATTCCACGGGAGCACGCTCGTCCTCGAGAACGACGACCCACGAACCTGTTGCCAAGGCGGTCTTGAGAGCATCGGTGACGGCCTTCGCCTCGCCGTAGTGCTCGGCGTAGGTGGAGAACTGAATTCTTGGCTTGCTGACCACCACATCGCCGTGCATGTTCTGGATCACGGGGTTGGCGAACAGGTAGAAGATCGTGTAGGGAGTCGTCACCGGACGGGCGATGTCGGCCGGCACCTGGTCGGGCCACAGTCGCCCGCTGATGAGGGAAGCGAGGGGAGAGTCTGCCTTCAGGAGAGCCACGAGTGTCTTCTCGAAGTCGCTCATAGCGGTGACCGAAAGACGCTCCGCAGGTAGCCCATGAACATGAAGGCCAGCGGCACGATCGACTCCATCGTGCCCTTGTAGACGAAGCGGTAGGGGCGGTTGCCGGGGTGGTTGACGTAGCCGAAACTGACGAACTCGCCGCGCCAGTAGAAACTCAGCGCCTCAGCTTCCTTGGGCTCGATCTTGTGAGGGATGGAACCCAGTTCAAGGGCCGCGGCGTAGGGCAGTCCCTTGCCAAACCCGACGCTCACCCCATTCTTGGTCTGGTAGAAGACCCGGCCGGATTCGACGAGATGCTTGCCACCGAAGCGCATGTCGTGAGCTTCCTCGGGACCGCTGATGAGACCCTGAGCGCGGATGTTCGCCTCGATGGACTCCTTGACGATCTGGCCCGCCTTGGGCAGCCACTTGACCTTCTCGCTCTCGATGCGAGGCAGCGCCGCAAGGAACTTCGGTGAAGCCGTGTCGATGACCGTCGCGGTGTACATCAGATGTTCCCCGTCTCGACGGTCTCGAGAAGCATCTCGGTGACGGTCGAGGTGATGTCGGAGGCGATGGAGATGATGGCCCAGTCGACGCCGTCAATCCGGCAGCGGTCGGTGCGCACGATGAGCGGGTAGTAGCCCTTGAGCAGCACGCGGCGATACTCCATCTCTGAGGTCGCCTGGCTGGTGCGGAACTCCTGACGCTTCATGCGGATCGAGACATCGCCAGAGGCGACCATCGCCGCGAGGTCATCGTGGTCGACGAGCACCTCCCAAGTGGCGATCTGCTCGTTGTAGTCGTCGGCGGTCGTCGTCGCCCGCAGGATAGCTACCGATGAGGTAAAGAACCCCGCGAGGGAGTTGAGCATGGGGACTCCGCCGACGACCGCCGGGCGCATCAGTACATCTCCGACTCGACGTGCTTGCGCCACTTCTCTTCACGGGCCTCGGTGCCGTCGACCATCTCGATGGTCAGGAAACCGGCTTCGTCGGAAGGACCGTTGGCGTGTTCGTCACGAAGTTTCTGGGCCAGCAGCATCAGCACCTTGGAAGCCGAAGCGGCGTCCGTCTGGATGGCGCCCATGAGGTTGATGACCTTGAGGCAGAGAATCTCGTTGACGGCGATGCTCTCGAGAGCCATCGCCGCCGCCAACGGGATTGAGTTGCCGGCCATGTCCAGACAGGCAGTGATCTCCTCGTCGGACATGACCGTCCGGTCGGAGTCGGTGTCTGAGATGCGCAGACGGACCTTGCCCGCGTCGGTGGTGGGATTGTAGGTCCAGGTCATGCGAGGGGCTTCCTCTTGGTCGCCGGTCGGCGCTTCTTGACCGGCGGTTTGCGGTCGACCGAAGTCTTCGTGGGGGAGGTCTTCCCGGCGGCCTTCTTGGCCGGCACACTGATGGTCAGGGTCTCCACGAGGTTGATAGGTTCCACGACGGTCATAGTCACAGCGTCGCCCGTAGTGGCGGGCTTGGCCTCTGCGCCCCCCCGAAGGAGAGCGCAGAGGCCGCGGAGTTCGTCACGGATGTCAGCGAGGAGCATCTGCTCGTGATCGCTGGGCGTGATGTTGTCCGAGATGCCCATCTGCTTACGCGCCCGAGCCGTTGCTGGCGAAGGCCGCGCGGTAGTCCCACTGGTTGGCGCCGAAGATGTGGCGCACCCGGTACTCGACCTCGTCGTTCTCGAACGACTCGGCCACCATGCCGCCACCGAGACGGCTGGCGTTGGGGGCCTTGACGAACAGTTCGGGAGCCTCGTGACCACGGAGATGGTTGACCTCGACCGCGGTGCGGGGCGAGGACTTCGAGGCGAACAGGAACCAGGTCGTGGCCGCGTTGCTGTTGGCGACCAGCTTGCCGAAGGGATCGACCACGAGGGTCACTTCCCCGTTGAGCCAGTTGGTCGAGTAGGTGGCGACGTGAGTGCCGTCGTTACCCGTGGAACCGTCGGCTCCGAACATGCCCACCGACTCGATCTGGAGGGCGTTGAGGATGTTCTTGGCCGTCACCTGAAGACCGGCGCCACAGACAAGCGTGTAGGCGTCGACCGTGATGGGGAAACCGTCGGCGTCGACCTGGTTGTCCATCACCTGGATGGCCTCACCGAGGGAGAGCACCGACAGCGGGGCGTTGGCGGTCGTCATGCCAAGCGCCACCGTGGCGATGTTCTTGCGACCGGCGGTGAACAGGGTGCCGTCGAACCCGGTGCTGCCCCAGAACAGCGAACTGACGGCCAGAGCCTCGGTGCGGCGCGCGGCCAGCACGAGATTCTGCGGCAGATCGCGCAGAGCGTCGAGGTCGTCGTTGATGAGCGTCTCGAAGCTGATGCCGAAGCGGCCACCGTACTTCTCGACGTAGCGGGTGTGCGGGGTCTCCTCGTCGGGGCCGCGCTCGGGGTACTCAGCCCGCTCTCCGACCTTGTCCAGTACGGCGCCCATGCCGGTGATCCCGAGACGCTTGGCGTCGCGGAAGTCCTTGAGGGTGCCGACCTTGGTGAACGCCTCCCAGTTGGGCAGCTTGGTGCCCCACTGCGCCATGAGGGTGCGGTCGAGCACGTCGCCGAACAGATACGGGAAGTCCGCCGAGTGGCTGGCCTCCTGCAACTGGAAGATCGCGCTCGGCTTGCCGTCGATGCACGCCTCCTTGAGGACCTTCGAGAAGGCCGCCACGGCTGCGGGGGTGTACCGCTTGGCCGCATAGCCCCTCTCTACTTCGAGCATCTGACTCAGTTCGGACGGGGTCTCGCCCCCGGCCTCCTTGGTCAGTTTGGGGATGTCGATGGCCATTGTCCTACCTCCTGCCGGCTAGTAGCCGAGCTTGACTTCGATGTCGCGGTCGCCGGCTTCTACCGTGACGTGGGCGCCGCTGACGGCCGTCCCCGTGATGGCGAAGTCGAAGTCCGCTTCCAGTGTGATGACTCCCGCTGCCGGAGTCGCTACCATGCCGGCGATCCCGTACCGGGAGTCGTTGATGTTGGCGGCCAACAGCGCGGCGTCGGCCGTGTCGTCCCCGGCGATCGAGAAGAACCTCGAGGACAGCGTGGTCGTGTTGGTCTTGGCCGTGAACGTGACCGTTCCGGCGTTCGGCAGCGTGAAGATGATGGTCTCGTTGTTGAGCACCCCCGCCAGAGTGATCTTGCGGTCGGCGATGTTCTGCATGGCGTAGCCGTAGCGGACACCGCTGATCTGCTTGGAGACTACCGGGCTGGCGTTGCTGCCCGACCAGTAGAGGATGTCTCCCTCGGCCACGTCCGAGGTGTAGTTGACCGTGGCGTCATCGACGATGCTACCGGCGGCGTGGGCAGTACCCGTGATGGCCGTGATGGCGGCGTCGGAGACGAGGTAGCAGATGCCCGTCGCCCCGGCGACCGCAGTGACACCAGGAGCGCCGTAGGTGAGATCGTTGACACACGACATGAACTCGACGATGTCGGCGTCGTTGCTGCCTGAGATGCTGAACGTCTTGGTCGACTTGGTGGTCGTGTCGGTGTGGCCGGTGAAGGTGAGTCCGTTGAAAATGATGGTCTGCGTGTGGAGGACCGTCGAGAAGGTCAGCTTGACGGCGTCGCTGATGCCGCTCACGGGGATGCGGATGACGCCCTTGCGAAGCACGGTCGCCACCTGTGTACCCGTGGAGCCGGTCTCTGTGAGAGTGACACCGGGGATCTTGCCGACCACGACGGCGTTGCGGTTGGGGATCGAAGCCCCCACCGTGAGCGGGATTTTCACACCCCGCCTGTAGTCTTCGTTGGTCGCCATCTCGCCCTCCTAGTAGCCGATGAGGACTTTGATGACTGACGACGTACCGGAGGCGCTGTTGGCCTCGAGCGCGTAACCGAAGCGCGTTCCGCCCGTGTTGACATCGAGGACCGGGGAGGCGTTGGTGCCGCTCCAGTAGAGGATGTCGCCGGCGGTGATGGTGGTCGAGCCGCCGTTGTCGGCGTGGACGTTCAACTCGAACACGCCCTCGGTCGCCACGGTGGCGACCTGGGTGCCGGATGCTCCGGTGGCGGTCAGAGCCACGCCGGGGATCTTACCGACGCAGACCGGTTTGCGGGCAGCGACGCTCACACCCACGGTCATGGGAATCTGGGCGCCCTCTTTGTAGACTTCGTTGGTTGCCATGTGGCACTACCTCCTCTAGCGCGCAGCCGCGGCCTTGGCAGCCTCGTCGGAGAGGCCGAAGACGCTGCCGAGGTCGTCTGAAAGACCCTCGCGCACCTTCGTCTCGTCCGCGCCGGCGCCGCTCTGCGTGCCCTGGTCGGTGACTGTTCCGGTCTTGGTGATGGACTCGATGTAGTCCGCCTCGACCTTGGCCTCGGCCTCGATGGCCTGACCAAGCGCCTCGGTATCGAGTTTGCCGTCCTTGACGGGCGGGTTGGCGGAGAGCTTCTTGGCGATGCGCTCCTTGGCGGCGTCGGGCAGGCTGACGTTGGCCAGCGAGTCCTTGGCGTAGGTCCTGGCCTCGATGATGGCCAGAGCCCCCTCGGCGCGATCGGCGCGGTCGGTCTCTTCGGTGGTCTTCGTCTTGGCCTCGGAGACTTCGCCTTCGAGGGTCGTGATGCGCTCCTGTGCCTCACTCAGTTCCATGTTTCCAGCCTCCTGGTGAAGATGGATGTCAGCCGCTTGGAGGGCGGCGTTTGCGTCGTTGCCTTCGCTTGCAGTTGATACCACAGCCGGAGGCGTCTTCTGGCGCAGGGACTCCATGATGGCCCCTACCTTGCCTCCTGCTCCGGGCTTGGTGACGAAGTCAACGGACTCTCCGCGAATGATCTTGGAAACGATGTTCCCCTTGCGGCCCTCTGCCTCTCCGGCGACGAACGAACCGCGGGCTCTGATCGAGACTCCGATGTGCGGCGCCAGATGGTCGATGACTTCGGCGTAGGTGGGCAGGATGGTGGCGGTCGCGTACAGTCCGGGGCCGGCAGCCCCGTCCTCGCGATACTCGGGGGTCGAGACGGTCACGGCGGCGAGATCGCGCACCGACCGCTCAGGACGTTCACGGGACTCTGATTCGGTGGGGTGGTCGAGGTACATGTGGGTGCCGGCGGCGAAGGCCAAGGGGCCATCGCGCTTGAGCACGTCGGGCGAGTAGTAGCCGCTTGCGCCCCATCCGGGGGCGATGATCTTCACTTCTCGCTTCGCGGCGCCGGCGGCGCTCTCCACGAGTTCGGTGAGTTCGTCGGACAGGTCAGTCTCGGTCTCCGATGTACCGATGACGTTGTTGGTCTCGGTCTGATTGTCCTCATTGGTGGTCTGGTCAGGCGGCATGGGCATCTCCTTGATCTCTGCCGAAGGGAATCATGGGGGTCGAGCCGAGGACCGGATTGCCCCACGGCTGTTTACGGGACTGGTCGGGGTAGGTGATGCACGAGCACTGGCAATATGGGTGCTGCGGGGGCCAGGGATCACCGGAGGGGAAGTTGCGGTGCAGGGGGATGGCCCCGGCCTGGTTGTTGTGATCGCAGATGTCGAAACGAGGGTGCATCGGTCCGAGCAGCCACTCCTTGACCATCAGGTAGCCGGACTTCTCCATCAGTTCGGCGCTCTGGGACTCGGCGTAACTCCATGCCTTGGAAGCCTCGGTGACGGCGATCTTGCGGGCGCGGTCGATGGAGAGGTTGTCGAAGGCGGTCATCAAACGCTGGGCCAGTGCCTCGGCCGAGTCCCCGGCAGCGAGTCCTTCTGAGAGAATGGCGGCCATGCGCTGGCGAGTGAAGTCGTTGATGCCGCTCACCAGTTCGGCCCCGTGGGCGGCCAGCCACTTCTCGGCGGCGATTGAGTCCAAGGTCGCGGTGATGCCGTACTTGGCCATCCCGGCGTGGACGAGCGCAGCACTGAGGGCAGCGACTAGGCCCGGTTTCAAGATGAGAGTATCGCGATCCATGCGTGCCCTCAGTGCTGCGGCGATGGCCGCCATGACGACCGCCACCTTCTTTGCGTCCTGGCTGGACGATTCGGAGAGTTCGGCGAACGAGAAGACCAGCAGACAGTCCCACGCCTGCTGGCGGAACATGGCGAGCGCATCCCTCTCGATGAGGTCGACCGAACCTCTCAGCGCCTCGGTGCGATGCAGGTAGAGGGTCTTCTGGAGTGTCTTGTCGAGTGTCTCAAGGAGCATCAGATCACCTTTACGGGACCACCGCTCTTGATCGGCACCTCGGGACTGTCCGTGACCTTGACCCAGACGTACCAGACACCGGGAGTGAGGATGGTGTTCCCCGGTGACGGTCCGACGAGGCAGCGAGCGTAGTAGACACCGCCGGCCGTCTCCCAACTTCCTGTGTGCCAGGTCTCCGTTCCCTCGAGGCTGTCGTTCTCGGTGAACGCCAGTTTGACCACATCGCTGGTCGGGTTGAAAGCCACGCCGTTCTTGGTGACGGTCACCCGGACGCGGATGTATTCGATGGATTCTCCTACATACTGGACGGCCATACCGTCTACCTCTCTTCCAACTCGACTAGCCAGTGGTCCTGCTCGTTGCGACGAGAAGCAGTCCAGGCGCTGTCAGCAACATCCATCTGCCAGTTGCCGACAACCACTTTAGCACTGTGGATGTGGTAGCTGGGCCTGAACCTCAGTATGGCGTCGGACGCCGTCAGTGTGAAGCTCGACACCGCCGTTCCCAGACGGACCTCGCCCTCTTGGC